GTATTTTATATAGCATTAAAGCTAACCTAATTAATCTTAGAGACCATTTTAAAATGGAAAATGTATCAAATGTTGATAAAAATACTGCAGCTGCGGAAGCTGAACTCCAAACTGCAAAAACTTTGCAACTCACTTATGACGTTACTTGCGAGCTCAAAAAGATATTTACATTATATCGTCGTTTTGATTCTGGCGTTCTCGATAGAGCCTCCAGTTTGTCCAATGGTGCCATTATGGATGCATTCAATAGCCATGTTTGTCAATTGGCTTCAGAACTCCAAAAGACCTATAACAATTCGCGAGTATCTGCTTTACAGCTTCTTTTTGGCTTTGTTCCATTGGCGTCGTGGATATGTTTTAGAGATGTCATTGAAAATGCTCGTGTCATTATACAATGCGTCGCTGAGGGCCATATCGACCTAAAGCGTAACGTAATTGTTTTGAAAAAGCCAACCCTGCGCTCCATAACAGCGTTGCCTAACCCTGTTATCCAATTTTTAACCTTTTGCTTTGTTGTTTTTTTAAGCAATAAATTGCAACATTATATTTTTTATCGTATTTTAATGCGTAAAGTTACTCATCTCCAAACCTACTTGCCTAAACACAAGTTGGTTAAAGAGATAATTAGAGGCCCAGTTGTCTCTCCTCAACAGGTAAAATTAGTTGGCTCTCAGGTCCCTGAGGAAAAGGGTGATATTAAAGAATTGGTTAACGACGTTCGAAACGCCGTTAACCAAAACGCAATTGTAACCCAGAGTGTTGTTGCTTTAGCTTCATTGGTTAATGGGCGTTCCCTTATCACAGGGCCGGAAAAGAGTGTTAAATTCCTCTTGCCGTCGGTTGATACTCCACATGCTGGTGTTAGTGCTTATGAGCAATTTTCAAGTGCAAAGTTGCCTGAAAAGAACTTCAATGAAGTGAAAGTAGCTACATCATTTGACAACCCAACTGATGGTGTAAATCCTTCAACCCTTTATTTTGGGAGTCCTTTGGAGAATGATATTGCTGGATGTGGCATTGTTGTGTCTAGTAAACTTGGCTCCCTTCTTGTGCTCCCTGCTCATGTTTTTAATTATTTAAACTCGGCTATTATAACATTTGGAACAGTGCGTTTGTATCGCTTCGTACCAAATATGCATGCGGTTACACGCAATGCTATAACTGTAAAGTGGAAAGATACTTTTGACCCCTTTTATGTTAATGTTTACCAGGATGTTCTCTTCTTCAAGATTGCACCTGGTTTCCTCGCGACAAATCGCATACCAACTGCCAAAGTTGTTAATTTTAACGGTGCTCGTGTCATTGTTCGTCAACCTCTTGGCTCGAAATACTTATTAAGTAGTGGTGAAGTTCAACCATCCCACCATTTACCCGACACTCAAGTGTGTGCAACCTACTCAACGCAAGTAGAAACAGGTTGCTTTTCACCCAGTGGAACACCCGTAGAGGTTGGTGCTAATGGCCTTGTCGTTGGCATGCATCTCGGTTTAACTACTGACAATCCTCCACTGAATCGTTTTTTTGCCCTTAAACAATTTATTAAATTGCTCGAAAAAGTTCACTTTCTCATTGATCCAATTCAAGTTAATAGGGCTTTATGCATGTCTCTTGCAGCGAAGTTTCAAAATGTAGAGGGAAAACGTAAAGGCGATGCTGATGGCTTCGCCATAATTGATGAAATAGGCGATGCGGATAATGACATTTATACCTTTACAGAAGATTATACTAATCAACACGTTGATATTTTTGGTGAAAAATATAGTGATGATTACGATGTTCACGGCATCAAGATTGATGATGATGATGAGCCCCAACAGGATTCAAGTTCAGTTGTGAGTTCAGCCTCTAATAGAGGCGGTGGGGCCCTCGTCCCTGACGTTGTTGTTGTCCTCGACACCTCCTTACCTAAAGATAGGACGATTGAAGTAACTCCTGATAAGGTGGTTTATCAAAATCCGATTACTGAAAAGGTACTTGTACAGTCATTAAGTGCTCGCAAGAATGATGGTTCCCTTGCAACCATGAAAGTCGGCGACAAAACTGTCCTAATGGAATTAATTTTATATCGGGAACGTAGTCAAATGCTCTTGCCACGCAATCAACGTTTAGCTCTTCCTGTTTATATTCTTAAGAAAACTGCAGTTATGGTTAACAATATATATATTGTTCCCGGCCCACAACGGTTCGACGCATTGTTTCACAACAAAGAAATTTTTGCTGCTAAAACAAATCACTCTTCATCAGAAATGATGTACACCTTGTTTGCCCGTGTTGGTGCAGACAAAATCATACATGAAAAGGTTTTGATGCCTAACGTTGCAAATTTGCCTTTTTCATTTGTGCAACATTTTATGTTAACCTTAGTGTCAACATATCGTATGGTCGATTCAAATATTCTTATCGATCCTTTCTTGAACATTGTAATTCAAGCATTTTGGGATAATTTCGTTAGGCGAACTGGTAAATTGGATGTTGAAAAGTTTGTTTTCGATGACGGTGTTACAAAGTGGAACCAATCTGTTTTGTATGAATTGCATCAGTTGGACCTTTTAGAAGGTTCAGGGCCTTTTCCCATTTCTGAAATATCTAGATATTATTTGCCACAGGCGATCCGATTTGAATTCTTTATTGATTATGTGTCACATGGCAAAGAATTCTATGAAAAACTGATGATCGAGCGCAAAAAGTTCGGTTATCGGTTTAAAAATCAAGCTGCACAAGATGGTATTGACGACATTTTGACCGTTTTGCCAATGCAAATCGGTGAAAGCAACTACCTAGAGGGCAGAACAGCCAAGTACAATGCATCAAAAGTGCTGGATGCTGCTAACAGAGACTCAAGACTTCCTTTCCTCAATCGTGATAGCATTGGTAGCAAAAGATTGTCAGCTTTAACTCCTGACACAAAAAGTGCCGGTCGCCCGTCGCTTAATAACAGCTCTACTGCTTATAATGAGGGAAAATCTGAAAAGGTAGCTGTGAAGGCTTATAAGGATGAAGAGTTTTACAATATGACTCCAGATATGGAAAAAGTCCTTGATTTTTCCGTCGATGAATTTCACGCTTTTATTATAAGCAAAGGTTCTGTCGTCGAATTACCAGAAATTTCTGACGCATTAGAGCGTGAGTGTTTCAAATTCAAGTTTATCCGTGATTATTTCAACAAATTGTGGATTAGAAAAGACCTGGAGTTGAATAGTAAGTTGGCGGAAATGACTAAGCTGGTGACACCCTTGGAGATAATCCACTACATGTTATCCTGGATGGGTAAAGAGGCTCGCGAAATGAAACTTGAGCAGCCAAAAATATTGATTATAGATAAGTTATTTAGAAAGGTTCAGCAGAAGATTTTGCCAACCGATATTTATAATCAAGTGCGTCGAAAACGCCTCTTCAGTATTTTGTCTGAGTTACACGGACGAGAGGTCAAAGATGATAATGACGCAATGATTCACGTCAAACAATTTGAACGTGAACTTGCAGGTCGAACCACTGCTGATACTTCATTATCGGCAGATGATCAAATTTTGTGTGTGGAATGCAGTTGGTTTCGCTCATTTTGGGCAGATGCACAACCCTTGCAAGATGAAACACAGGAAAAGAAATTGTCCCAAACAAAGGTTGTTAAAACCAACATAACAGTTGCTAGCAATGAAACATTGATTAATAGTTTAACTTCACAAATTGCTAAAGCAAATGAGATGGAGAAAACCTTTCGTGTTACCTTAACCGGCTTTCAAAACCGTGTTAACTTAAGTGAAAAGGAATACAATGAATTGAACGTCGTTTGTGCACAGTTGCGTACAAATGCAGCTCGCCAAATCGAGTCAATCGTAGAATTGCAGAAGCGGTTCCTACGTGAAATACCAAAGGAGTATAACGAGGGAAAGTCTAGTGCTATTTTGGACAATGCCGGTGATACTATTTGCAATTCACTTCGCGATCTTAGTGAACGCATCCGTCGTGAAACTGATTTACTTATGTCTAAGTTACCAGAAAGGGTGAAGCATGGCATAAAAATGGTCTTAGCACCAAGTTATAATGTGGACACACCAGATGAGTTTACCGCCCAATTGCAAATTATGATAGATACAGTTGTGGCCCGTTACCCTGGTGGAACTATAACTGTTGGCACCGTTAGTAACGGTGAATACTCATTCAAAGTTTATTATCGTAATAATAATGTTGGCGTCGTCCGTACTTTCCCACCTGGTTTTGAGGAGGAAGACGACGTCTTAGCAACATGGCTAAATACCGTGCAAGGTCAACTTGAAAATGAATTTGATGAGTACTTGAAAATGAAAAGTGGCTCTCAAAATTACAATGAGGGTAAAAATTTTCAGATGGCGAAGGTGAACGTGACTGGTCGCAGCTCCAACGATTCAGAACTACCTTCGAGCCAGAAATTACCTTCGAAGGAGGAGTTGTCTTTGTTATACGCAAAGAACAAGATTTGGTTGTCTATGGAGGGCGAGGACTCAAAAGCGGAAAAATTTTTGCGGTTCTTGGAACTTCCTCGCAACGTGCAATCATCTCTTGCGAAGAAATCGAGGGAAAAGCTTTATGCGGAACGAACATCGCAAGTTGCCGAAGAATTAATGAAACGTGTAAAGAAGATCTCTTCGGACAAGTCCTCGAATACGTTGCCCGCAACGGAATCCAAACAAGAAGCGATCCCCAAAACTACGCCGCAATAAAAGTTGGTAGTTTTAAAACTAGGCGTATTGCTGACAAACCACGTAGCTTGCCAAGTGTATTGTTACGTGCGTACAAATTTAACCCTAAACTTGCCGGTAAGGCAATGCCCCCACGTGATTCAGCTGCCGTTGAAAAGGCTTTTTTGCGTAAACTCGAACTTGTTAGTGCGAGAAAAATAATTCCGCTATATGATAGTGAGGGTGATCGGCAAAAAGCCATTGATCATCTTTGTGACATCACAGAGTCTTTTGACATCCCGAAATGGGCACGTGGTGATAAAATAGATTATCAATTACTTGATGATTATATTAATTATGTGTTAAATCTTGTTGTTAATCAACATGGTTCACCAGGTACTTTTTTTAAAGAAGCCTTCGGTGATCAAAACCACAAAGTCATTGCTCGAATGGGTCCGTGGTTGAACCGTATGGTCATTCAGACCATGGATTTCCTTTTGGTCTTGAGTGACCTGCCTGATGATGATTTTGATCCCATTAAGATTTATTTGTTGGGCATAATGAATGTAAGTGATGATTTCCTCAAAAGTGAAGCTACTCGTGAGGAAAAGTTCGTCAATGGTGATTATCGCCAAATATTTGGTTTAATGATCGTTTTTAGTGTTACGTTTCAGTGTCTATTCACATCAATGACTAAAACTGCGTTGTTTAACCACAAGCATACCCCTTTCAAGCCTGGCACTGGAGCCACTGATTCAGATCTCCAACACATGCATGAAATGTTTCTTCATCTTTATAAACTTGATTATGATTTATATTCAGGTGATATCAAGAATTTTGATTTCACGATCTATGAAGAACTCACTAAGATGATGATACGCTATGCCCTTCAAAAGGCAAAAACCTTAAACCCTCAATGTGTGTGGTTTAAATTAGCTCGTGCCTGCATGTTAACGGCAATCAACATGATAATCGTCTTACCAAATGGCACCGTATGGGCTATGGTGCTTTGTTGGTGGCTTTCGGGGCTATTTACAACAAGCTGGGGCCAAACTGTGAATCGTATGTTCATAAGCATGGCCGCATGGTTATTTGACCATGTTAGTCTTAAGCACTCACAACTGCGTGACCCTGGTGTTCTGGTCACCCTTCCCAATGGTATCGTCTTACGTCGAAAGAGTCAACCCGAAAGGAATAACCTTGGTTATTGGGGTATGGCGAATGGAGACGATTGTGTCGATAATGCTTCATATTCACCTGACTTTTTAAATGCCCACGGACATTTGGTTAAAGGGGAAATTCTTAGTATTAGAGAAGAACGCAAAATGGAGTTTCTTTCTCGTGTATACTACATTGATCAAGGGGACAAATTAAAAGTGCCCGTTACAGACCCAGTCAAGGTGTTGTTCAACGTACTCAATGAGCACGACCAAAACAAAAACACAATGGCCCGTTTGCACCAATTTATGCAAGATCTCCGCTTCAATGATGAATTACCTGAGTTCTTGTGTCTTTTGTACAAAGTTGGTTGGTCCGAAAAGGAAGATGTTATTTCCTTTCTTTCGACTTATGCAAATGTCTGCGACTTTTAACTCATTTGTGCCCGTGGTTGGTTGGGCACGATGAAGCGTAATAAAACACATTCATCTATTAAAATTTTACACTATGGGTATGCCCAATCATAAAACTAGTAAATATGCACAATCCCTACATATGCCTAATGGGATTTCCAAGGAAGATGAAAATTTCATTAAAACTGCGTGTGGCGTGCCTGACGCGACGTACCCATACACAGGTGTCCCCGATAAACAAACTGGACCAAATGTCGTCAGACACTCAGTCCAACAACTTGAACTTGACATGTCAAAGTACGCTACAACTAGCTCAGCAACCAATTGTACCCAAGTGCAGATCGTGCTTTGGCCGTGGGACCGTCAAGAGCAACTCACTCGCTGTAACATAAATTTCGAAAATCGTATAACAGTGGACCCTAATATCGCAAGCATTCATTCATTGAACACTGGAGGTTTGGGGGTATACGTGCTCTCTGATGCTGCCCCAAGCATCTTTGATATTTCAACAACTTCAGACCCTATCAACGTCGACCCTGTTAATGGAACACCTGGCCAAACCTTAAATCCTTCCGATACCTTTTTACAAGGTGAAAATGGACGCAAGGTTGGTGCCTGGTATGAAATCTTCTATGAAGGACCTGAAGCTTATGCTTCTGGTTCTGCCGTGGATTGGCAAGTTGATCAACAACCGGATGAAGCCGATTACCGTTGGTATGGTTCTTCTGATGGTACCGCAACTCCTTGTGGTACCATGGGACAAGCAACTGGAAATAACAATCCCATTCGTATGAATGCTGGTTTGCCACAGCTTGTCACTCGTTATCCCCTCCCTGTATCTAGTGCCTCACAAGCACAATTATTCTACGATTCAGTGAATTGGCAGAAAATCACCGACGGCAATTTTGTTCCTGCCAAAATGTATTTTGAGGACAATAATACAAGTTACCCTGGGATTCGTGCAAAAATCCTTGACGGTAACACCCCAGTCACCCAAGCATCTGGTTCAGGTGCTGGTGAGTACAATGGATCAACACAAAACTCTCGTAATACTTGGGCTGTTGGTCAAGGTATGAATGATATTATTAAACTCGGATCTGCCACTGAAGACAACAGTGACAAGTACTCTGGTGTTCGTAACTATGTTACTAACCAAACCATGAAAGGAACTATCCTTACAAATTTGAACAATGGTCTTTCACAAGGAGCCATTGCACAAGGTGCTTGTCGTTTAAAGATCCTGTACCACACTGTGTGGGAATTCTTTCCTGATGGTTCCAACGAGCTTACTGTTTCAATGCAACAAAGGAGTCCTGCATACAATCCAGAGGCACTGGACGCATTTTATCGTATTATGGAATCCATGCCTATTGCCTACCCTTTGTCTTGGAATAAGAAAGAGACTTTCTTAAAACAAATCATAGCCAATGTTAATCAAATCAGAAATCATTTGGTTGGGAAAAACTATCGGGCGCTCCCCCCTGTCTTCATTGCCAAACCCAGGAGTAAGCCCCAGAAAGCAAAATCTTCCTCTACTACAACAACAGTCACAAAGGGAAATGGGGCCGGCAAAACAACAGTCACAAAAACTGTTAACAAACCAAAGCAAAAGAAATCAGTCAAAGTTCGGCTCCCTAAAAAGCAATAACTTTACTAAATGGTATGACACCAATGTGTCTAATCCTGCTAAAAACTTTCTTCTTGGTAAATCAAACAACAAAACAGCACAAAAAGCTCATGCCGCTCTGAGCTTTGTGCCAGGCTTCGCTGACGGTGTCAGAGTTGCCAATCTAGTGGATAAATCTTCCCGTGGTAAAGCAGTTTCGAATCGTGAAATTGCCAAGACTGCTGGTTTAGCCGCTTTAAACATCGCCGCACCAACTATTGCTGGTAAAGCGTTTGCAAAATTAGATAATAACCTTAAACATCGTTCAGGTTATTATGGTTACAATTCCCGTAATAGATATATGGCCCGTAACCTACGACGGTTTGCTAATGTTCCTATTAACAGACCGCACACTAATCCGAATTTGCAGTATCCTTTAGCTTATTCGAGGAGGACAGGAACATAATTATTTTCGTTTGTGAGAATTTAAATATGCTCCTATTCTTAATAGTCCGCAATGACTTGAAACTAGGCGTGACTCTGTTCCGTAATGAACTTAAACTATCTTATAGTCCGCAATGACTAAAACTAGGTGCAAACTAAAATCCGCAACGAGTTTAAACTAGGCACCGCCATAGAGGAAAGCTTTT